TGTGATTTCTATCATACTCAGGACATCCTTAACTATCACGAGGGACTTGTCTATCGTGAAGGTGATGTGAAGGTTGATAAAGAATTCAAGGATTCAAAAGACCTTCATGTCCCATTTCAGTTGGCGATCGATCCTATTCAATCCTATATGCAGTCACTCCAAGGGGTGCTCAACAAATACCTTGAGAGGTTTCCAATGGCGGAGACCTCTCGTTTTCAAGTAACAGAGCCACTGTCTATGCAGTGGTATCCTAAGGGCGGTGGATTCAAACAGTGGCATACCGAAAGGTCTAATGCTCTGCCAGGATCTGTGTATCGTCACTTAGTATTCATGACATACTTAAATGATGTCCCTGATGGTGGCACTGAGTGGTATCATCAACAGAAGTATGTCCCAGCGCAGAAAGGATACACTGTGATCTGGCCAGCAGACTGGACTCACTTTCATCGTGGACGAGTGTCACACAAATCTGAAAAAATGATTATAACTGGATGGTTTTCTTTTCATTGATGGTTAAATAAAGGTGAAGTTTACGAGGTGCCTATGGAAACCCAAAAGGAAAAATGGAATAGGGGACTAGACATATTCATTGAGAGTGTGCTGGAACCTGATCCTAACCTCCGCGCTTGTGCTCATGACCAGAAATGCTACCACGAACTCTTGTGGATTAGAGAAGATGTGCTATCATATTTGAAGACACTCAGACGCCAATGAAAAAACCCACGGTTTTGCTGGAGCGATATCCCTATCGCTATGTGCAGGTCGGCACCATTGCCTTGAATGGTAAACCCGATTATCGTATCCAAAAACTAGATGAATGGACTAACCGCTACAAGGACATGTATCTCCTAGACAATTCAATTCAACTTGATTATGCTATGGAGGACTTTGAATATACTAAGTGGTTGGATCCAGCAGGTGTCCCTTGTTATGTGAAAGAAAATGTTTCTGGATCTGTTTCCAACTAGAATTTATCTCGATAAGGTATCAGACTATGATGTAATTCAGAGTGACCTTACCGAGATTGAATCGGGTATCGAATGGGAAAACCTATGGGATACTCATTACATCTCTGACAAATCATTTACTAAGACCATTGTACCTGATAGTCTTGGCAGAGAAATTGCAGAGCATGTAGTCAGATACACGGGACGTGATGACTTTCGTATCACTGCCTCGTGGATGACTAGACTAGAGCCAGGTCAATACGCTGTAGCACACCAGCATGGTCACTCTGACCTGTCTGGTGTTTACTACTTCAAGACTAATGGAGAGGAGGGTAACCTTTACTTCATGAATCCTGCACTAGCAGCGACGACTAGCATCTGGTCTCAGTCAAAAAATTATCATGACATACAACCTATCCAAGGTAGTATAGTATTGTTTCCAGGTTATCTAACCCATGGAATCAAAACGAATACATCACATCATGATCGATTAAGTTTATCATTCAACATTGTATTCCAACGATGAAGAAGATAGGCTACATTTGGAAGTATTCTTTAGGGTCATTCTCTGATGATAAGACAGGACCCTATGATAACTACATCGCAGGTGTCCGCACCTGTATTTTTATATCTTATCTTATCACTAATTGTTTTATCGTTAGCGGAGTCATCCGCCATTGGAACTATGAAAGCAGAATTGAAAGCAGCAACCGAGGCACTGAAGAAAGCATTGCACAGTGCAATCGACGATCCCAAATTCAACCGCAGTCATCTGAGTGAGTTGTGGCGTCACTACAATGGTGTGCAGACCATCTATGAGGACTGTGCTGATGACGTGCCCCAGATCCAATTCCAACAGGACCTTCTGACTGAGACTCCTGCAGGTGATTACTTCTTTTCTCCCGAAGCAGAGGGTGGGTGGCCAAGTAGCAGCATCAGTTTGTCCTCCGATACCATTGCAGCAGCAGGACCTGTAAACATTGATACCAACTTCGGTCAGGATGTCATAACCTTTTCTTAAGGTTTGGGGTTGACAAACTTTACAAACTGATATATAGTATTGTAACGTTTCTTAACAAACCATTTATGACTGTCACTACAAACGAGTACGGACAACAGAATATGTTTGGAAGAGAGACTCAACCCTATATCGATCCTGAGGTATTGAAGCAAATGCAATCTGACGTTTACGAAACTCACAACGAGAAAGCTGAAAAGCTTAATGGTAGACTCGCCATGCTTGGTTTGGTCTCCGCATTCCTGTCCTATGCCTTCACTGGCAAACTTTTCTTCGGAGTATTCTAATGACACCTGAAGCAGAAAGATTTAATGGATGGGCAGCAATGGTAGGAATCATTGCAGCATTCGGTGCTTACGCACTAACAGGACAGATCATTCCTGGTCTGTGGTAGATGACTGATTTCGTAGTAGATTCATACCCTGCATGGAAAGCAATCCTCTGGTGTTTCTATCCAATAGGTGCTCTCGTTGCTATTGAATTGTTTCTACGGGCAGTTAACAATAATGATGACGACGACGATGGCGGTGGGGGCATGATGATCCCTGCCTATGCGCCGCGTTGACACCGACAACTAAATACGCTATACTAACGGGGTCCTGCGGGACCCCTTTTAACTATGGATAGACTAAACATGAGACCACTTGTATTGACAGCATCACTGCTGCCATTGCTTATGGCATGTGCTTCCTCTTCCCCTCAGAAATCTGAAGCAGCAGGACTCAGACCTACCAAGATCTATGAGCGCAGATGGGAGTGTGTTGACTGCACACCTGAGGAGAAAAAAGTTGTAGCGTATCTTCAAGACGTAAAGATTAACGACAAAAATGCTATTGCTACAATTCTTGGCAACATTAGACAGGAGTCTAATTTCATTGCCAATATATGCGAGGGAGGTGCTAGAGTTCCTTACCACGATTGTCATCGGGGTGGTTATGGCATCATTCAGTGGACCAGCGTAAACAGATACAATAACCTTGGCAAGTTTGCCAAGAAGTATTTCTGTGACCCCTCTGAATTCAACTGCCAACTCCGTTACATGATTAACGAGAGTGTATTCCAACGTCAACTTCCTTACTTCCAAGGGGGTGGACAAACTATCAGTTACTATATGAAACCTGCCTACCGTTGGTTGGGTTGGGGCATCAAAGGTAACCGAGAGTTGTATGCATACGAATATCTAAATAAACTTAAGATGTTTGGATGAGACAATGTATTGTCTGGAGTTTTACTGGGAAGGAGATTGGATTCGTCTAAAGAATTATTCCAATCTCTCTTTACACAAGGCACAATTTCTCCTGCATCTGTGTCAAGCAGGTCAGGATGCATTCAAAACTAAGAAAGAATTTAGGATGATTTCTCTATGATTGATGACTGGCGCTACGATGACGGTAAAATGGTAGAGAGGCAACTCTGCCTCACCTCTTTCATACATCAGGGAATCCCCATAAATAGAGAAGTGTATGAATTCTGTCACTACTATGTGTCAAACGGTATGCTGAAGGTACCAGACACAAAGGAAAAATTAGAAGAAGAATTAAGGTCCCACAATGGGGACCTTTATGCTTTTGTTGGTGACGGAATTTCTAAAGAGTTTGACCTCTGGAAGAAAATAAATGAAGGACCTGTCCGACAAGAAAGCGATCAAGAAACTAATCAAGCGAGCGAAGAAGCATCCTGACTGGTATAGTGAATACGAGTTGGCATATGTTAAGATGCTGAAGCGAGCAAAGAAACAACAACCTAAACCCGAATAGTATGCGTATTGTTATCGTTGGAGGTGGCACGTCAGGATGGATGACTGCCGCTGCTTTTTGTAAAACCTTTCCTCAATGGGACATCACTATGATCTCCAGTGGAGATCCTATTGGTGTTGGCGAAAGCACTACGCCTCACATCAATCAGTACCTCAAGTATATGGGGATTACTGATGAGGTATTTCTTCCTGCTGCACGAGCAACCTTCAAATCTTCTTCTAGGTTTGATGGATTCGTAAAGGAGGGTGAAGTATTTCATTATCCCAATGGACAATCAGTCCTACAGACAGTAAAATTTCAGGAGTGGATGCTCGCCAAAGCATTTCATCCAGAGAATCTACCTCCATTCTCGGAGGTCTTCATGCCATTTGTTACAGTGGCAGAAGCAGGGCGACTCCCACTGAATAAAGATATTCTAGAGCCCTATGACCTCGCAAAAGATCGATCCTTCCACATCAATGGAGCAGCATTCTCCGACTTCCTCCGTAAGACCTTCTGCAAGAATCTTAAGGTGGTTGATAACAAAGTTAAGTCTGTTGCTATTAAGGGGCGGGACATCGAGCACGTCGTGGTCGCAGGTGGTCCTTACTCCCTCGGGGGAGAAAAGATTTTTGGTGATCTCTTTATCGACTGTACTGGGCAGCAAGCAGTGCTCGCAGGATCGCTTAGTAAGTGGAAACCCTTCTCATCTATCATAACTGATAGAGCACTTGTATTTAAGACTGACTATATCAATCGTGAGGCAGAGATGGTGCCCTACACCAATGCCAAAGCGATGTCTGCTGGATGGCAGTGGACTATCCCTACCTATGATTTCATCAGTAGAGGGTATGTGTATTCTTCTCAGTTTCAAACTGATGATGCGGCATGGGAAGAATTTGGTTGGGATGATGCTCGCCTAGTCAAGTTTGACAACGGCAGACACGAGAGGGCATGGACAGGTAACTGTGTGTCCATCGGACTCTCATATGGATTCATCGAGCCGCTAGAATCTACAAGTCTTTTCAACACACACCATGGCATCCTTGCTCTCATGGACCTCCTACAGGAGGCACCTCTGCCTGGACAATTCCAACGTGATCGCTTCAACAATAATCTCGGTGAGCATATGGATGGATGGCGTGAGTTTGTAGAAGCACACTACTATTATTCCCGTCGTCGTGACACTCCCTTCTGGAGTCACGTCAGCGATGGTGTCGAGTATGATGTAACTGGCACCCATGAAGTCATCCAATACATCATGAATGGCAACGAGCCCATTACACATGGTGGCACACCAGTCCTCCACATCCTTGCAGGATCTGGTTATACTACTGTCAACAAGCGCCTCAATGAATACTTCAAGTATCCAGAGCTTGTCACTCGTCGGAAGGTTGACGAGTGGGCATACAAGCACCAACGTGTGCGAGAGTATGCTGAGACCTGTCCCCCTATGTCAGTTTTCCTAGAGTCCACCTTCAATTACTCTTGACAAAGTGTGGATATCCCTATATAGTATACACATCGTTACAAAACGATCGACGCCTCACCGAGACTAAACAGCGTCGTTAAATAACAGTCTCTCATACCGACAACCTGAGGGTGGTTGACGGAATAATTCTAACACTGTCCCCTGCAGTATTACTTACCCTTTTTTTCAATGTCAAGTACAATTCTTACCCAAGGTAGGAAGTCTTCCAACTGGGAATCTTTCTGCAACTGGGTTACTAGCACAAATAATCGTCTTTATGTTGGTTGGTTTGGAGTCCTTATGATTCCTTGCCTTCTCGCCGCTACAATTTGCTTCATTACTGCCTT